GGGGTGAAATGAATGCGAAAGTACAAAGAAACGGAGCAGGAAGCCATAGAGAGGCGAAAGCAAATGTATGGATGCAATGGGAAGTGCTGCGACAGAGTAATTGATCCGGAAACAGGCGAAGGGCAGTATTTCATATGTGGTGGCATAGATACCTGCGACGAAACTAGGGTAGGCGAGTTTATAGGAACGGTAGGAGCAGCACTGTTTATCGTCCTGGTACCGATTGTATTCATAGCAGGAATCATAGTCTTGATATGTATAGGTTGAATAGAAAAGAGGTGAGAATGAAATGTCATATTACAGTAATTATGGTTACGAAAGTAGCGACGGCGGATGGGGAAAAATTATAGCGATTATAATTCTTCTTTTCTTTGTGGCCTGGGGGATGGACAGTTGCAGTGTGAGTATGGATCGACAGAGCAACCACATGGTTACGATAACAGACATCGAAGGGGACTATGTGTACGACGAAAATACTAAAATCGTGTATATCGAGAGTGTGAAATCAGAGTATAGAAGAGTTGCACACGCAACATATAGACCATACATCAGTCCATCGGGAAACTACTACAAATACGAAAACGGAAAACTGGTGGAGCTAAAGGAAGAATCAAAGTAGCTGAAAAAGAAAGGAGTGATAAAATCCCATGAGGTCCCATGATCCGTTCGGGACTTGCAGGAACTGCGGGTGTCAGATTATGTGGGTTAAGACAAAGGCTGGAAAGAATATGCCAGTTGATCCTACGATGATAAGCTACCGCAGACCAGGAGCAGGAGTTAAAGCGAAGGAAAAGATAGTAACGCCGGAAGGCGAGGTCGTATGTGCCGATAAGGTATCATCCGAAAGCGCAGAAGGCTTTGGCTACATATCGCACTTTGCCACCTGCAAGGCAAGAAACCGTTGAGAAAAAGAAAAGCCGCCCCTTTGACAGGAACGACTCGTGACTGAGAATATTATACTCGCAAATGCGAGAAAAGTCAAGGAGGCGACATTATGGCAACGGAGAATAAGGAGAAGGTAAAGGGCGAAGCAATCTTCCCCCTAACGCAGGAACAGATCAACCAAATAGCTGCTATCGGTGCCAAGGAAGGTGTAAGGGCATACAAGGAAGAGCAGAAGAAGGAAGAGCGTAGGAGAAAGAAGGAAGATAGCAAAGTCAGAAAGACAAAGAAACTGCTCAGCTCATACAGAAGAATCAAGGCGACATTATCGGATGGAGAGCAGTTCACTCCGGAGGAGCAGGCAGAACTGAGATGGAAGTTCATTGAGGACCTTATGGGAAACACAAGAGAGATAGCAGGAAAGTCAGAGAGGACAATCAAAGATACGGAGCGCAAGCGTGAAGAGGATTTATACTGTGTGTTCCGGATAGAAAAAGCGACCGAAATGTACCGTGAGGAGTGCGAAAAGAGTGGAAGCGAAGAGGCGAAGCGTCGTTATAGGGAGTTAAGCATGATGTACCTGGACGAAAAACCTTACACGGTGCAGGAGATTTCGGAAGTAGAAAACATAAGTGATAAGACCGTCTACAAGGACATAGGAATAGCTTGTGGCATTGTGGCTATTTACTTACTGGGTGCGGATTTCTAAACGCTCCCTGTGGCTGTAAAACAACCTGGTAGAAAATGAGTAGGTTGCATAAAGAATTACCAAGTGGTAATATGCTAATTAGCCGATAACCCAAATGTCACCCCTAAAAATAGCCAGTTGTATTTCTTCCCAACGGCAGGCACGGCAGGGCGAAATCCCTGCCAGTTAGCCGAAGAAAAAATATGAACAATCGGTTAAATAAGGCTATTTCAGTGTACTTAGGCAGGTCCGTATAGTATAATTAAACTATAAACAACTAGCATAAAAGGAGTGATTGAGATGGCAATTTGGATTAGCAGGTATAGCAATAAGGAGTTACAGAACGGTAAGTATTACCCGGTAGGAATAAGCATCGGAACACCGAAGTTTCCGCTGGGGTACACGCTGAGAAAGCAGTGCTACTCGTTGGCACCGAAAGGCTATATGCTGAATATGGAGCTTGACAGATTCAAGCCTGCATATTACGAGAAGTTGGAAGGTATCGGCACAGACAGAATCATCGATATGGTCGAGAAGATGAATGAGGAGGCAAGGGCAGAAGGGAAAGAACTTGTGCTTCTCTGCTACGAAGATGTGAGAGTTCCAGGAGACTGGTGTCACAGAACCGTATTCGCTGAATGGTGGGCGGAACAGACCGGAGAACTGATTGAGGAGTTATACGATCCGTCAGAGCCGAAGGTCAAGAAGCCTGCAGCTAAGAAGGAAAGCAAGGAACCTGTCAAGAAGGTAGTCGAAACCAGGAAGGAAGAACCTGGTTACGAGCAGCTGAGTTTGTTTGGTTTGGCAGGGATTTAATCATAACATCCGGAACTGGTGTAAGTAGCACGTGGCTATTCCATAGTTAAGGTCCTGTTCGTCGCAGGGTTCCGGTCCAAAAACAACGGCATCGCATCCGAAAGGGTACGGTGCCTTATTTGTTATCACGGAACGTACCTCAGTGTCCTTCGGGTCTGAGGTCTTTTTTGTGCAATATGCTGAGGCAGGTATCAAAAATCCCCGGGTCAGTACCAGGGAACCGCCTCGGCTTTTTGTATATATTGAACAATTTTTAGGGAAGGAGACAAGGATATGGCATTTTTTATGGATCCGGGAGCAATGTTCCTGGGGTGCTTAGGTCCGTCGGAGCAGAAGTTTCTTGTTACTCTGATAGAGACTGCAGCAAAGTCCGGATATACAAGGTTCGTTGAGCCGTGTGCCGGTACCTTTGCAATGGCGAACCTGGCAGTACAGAATGGGTTTAAGCCGGAGCAGATCGAGACCAGCGACGTCAATATGATGTCAACAGTCCTCGGATATGCGATTACCGGCCAGTCATTAGAGCCACTGGAAATCCATGCACAAGGCTTTAGTGACGAAGAGCTTCTTGACCCGGCAACAGCATTGTATGCGCAGTTGTACCTCAGAACCTCGAAAAATGCGGGCAATGATTATTTCTATCAGATACTCACAGACCTACGCCTCAGACGAGAGGAACACATCGAGAGTATCAATCGGCAGATAGAGGTAATCAAGAACCTGCTCGGTGGCATGAGCTACAGACCATTGGATATGTGGGAGCATCTGAAAGAGGTGCTGGACGATCCGCACGCTTTGGTTATTGCAAACCCACCGACCTACTTCTCCGGATATGAGAAGTTCTACGACACACAGGGCAAGATGACCTGGAAGGAACCGCCGTATGAACTGTTTGACCCGGAGACAGGACACCAGCAGTTCTACGACCTCTGCATGGATGCGAAGGCGTTGGTTATCTGCTACCAGGAGAAGAGAGTAGGCGAAGCCGTAGGATATACGATATACGCCCGCTCCGGCACGAGAGCAGATTTGAATGCTTACATCACTACGAACCGGGAGGAAGAGGCAACCGCCCTGGCAAACGGCAAGAAGATAAAGCGCCCGGCAGAGAGTAAGTTACAGCCGTTAGACTGCAGTATGCTTCCGAGAGATTATGTGATCCGGGAAGATAGTAAGGTACAGGTTATCCCGATTAAGTCAGCAGAGGCTCAGTATTACAGAGAGTTATGGACTCACAATTTTGTTGGTTCATCGGCGACGTTCAACAGGGCATTGCTGATTGATGGCTATGTGGCTGGGGTATTCGGCATCTCGAAGATGGCGGCAGACAGCGTATTCGTTTGGTACGTGATGAAGGTGCCACACAAGACATACCGCCTCGGCAGGCTGTGTTATATGCTGGCGCAGAATAGAGATTTTGTAGATACACTCCTGGACAATATCGAACAGGAGAAGGTCACAAAGATGCGCACCGCAATGCTTACCAGGTACCCGGAGAACAAAGAGGTACGAGGCATCATGAAACTAGTAAACAGGGTTGAGGACAAGAAGAACGGCTACAAGCTCACGTATGAGGCTGAACTAGTAGAGGGAAGAACCGAACAGCAGACGCTTCAAGAATGGCTAAGGAGGGAAAACGAATGGCAGAAGAACAGAGCAAAGGCATCCAGCAAATCGAAGGATGCGAAGTAATCTATGATATGGGTTCCGGTTTGGTGATCGCCAAGGTTCCGCTGGATAAGGTTAAGGAGCAGGACATCAACGCCAGGATAATGAAAAACGAGATGCAGGATCAGTTGACCGCTAATATCAAGAAGCGAGGACAGCTGGAAAGCCTGCCTCTTTTTGTTTTGGTGGATGGCAAGTTGGAAATCATCAGCGGCCACCACAGAGTAAAGAGCGCACGTGCTGCAGAGATGAAGGAAATCATCGCTATTGTCGATGTGTCCGGTCTCTCACGAAGCAAGATTGCGGCAAAGCAGCTGGCACACAATGCAATTTCCGGTTTCGACGACGACAGTACGTTGAGAGAAATCGTGAAGATGATAGACGATGTGGACGATATGATTGAGTCATTCGTCGGCAAGGAGATCATGGAAGAACCGCTGGAACAGTACGACAAGATGCTGAGTCCTGCGGTTCAGTTTGATTTTAAGAATGTGACGTTTACATTCCTTCCGCACCAGGTAAAGGATATGGACGCACTGGTTAAAGACCTGGAATCAAAGGCTCCGGACATTGTGGGTGTGGCATCCTACGAGCAGTGCAAGGGATTTGTGGAGACACTTAGCAAGTATCAGAAGTTTACGGACATCCGAAACGTCGGTGCGGCTATCCACTCCATGATCGAGAACGCCGCTCAGAAGATGGACGACTGCGGTTTCACAGAGGAAGGAGAATGGACCTACCTCGCTAAACTGTTTGGCAGTAATGCGGTACCGGGTGAGTCCGCTTCCGTTATTCAGCAGGCAATCAAGAAAGCTGAGAAGGAAGGGACAATCACGAGTAAGAACAGGTGGCAACTGATCGAGTACCTATGTGCTGACTACCTCAGTGGCAGGTAGTTAATGTATGGCAGCTAAGCCAAAATACAATGCCCCTTACCACGATAACTGGGCGTGGTCTTTGGCTGCAATGGGTGCCACCAATGAAGAGATCGCCCTTGCCATGGGAGTCTCCGAACGAACCATTATGCGATGGGCCAAGGAACACGAATCATTCGGCAAGGCGCTTGGAGAAGGTAAAGGCGTATCAGATGCGAAGGTAATAAGGAGTCTCTACGAGAGAGCTACCGGCTATGAGTACGAGGAAGAGAAGAAAATCATTGAGTATGACAAGGACGGCAATGTGAAACCGGTCAAGATTGAAAAGACCAAGAAGCACGTACCGCCGGATGTCACGGCTCAGATATTTTGGTTGAAGAACCGGCAGAGAGACCGCTGGCAGGATAGACCACAGGACTATGTGGATCAGACCAGCGACAATGATGCGGAGGTTCAGATTTACCTTCCGGATAATGGGAGGGACGATTGGTGAAAGAGAAAATCGTATTAGCTCCGCAGAAAGGACCGCAGGAAATGTTTTTAGCGACCTCTGCGGATATTTGCATTTATGGAGGCGCTGCAGGCGGAGGAAAAACCTTTGGGCTGCTGTTAGAGCCGCTTCGGTACATGAACAATCCGGACTACAACGCAACTATCTTCCGACGTGACTACACGCAGGTAACATCTCCAGGAGGCTTATGGGATAGTTCACGAAAGATCTACCGCTACGTGAAAGGTTCCCAGCCGTTAAAGACACCAAAACTACACTGGACTTTCAAAAGAGGCGCATCGGTCAATTTCGCCCACCTCGGACGTGATGAAGATTGCGACGACTGGCAGGGTTCACAGCTCACGATGATAGGATTTGACGAGCTGACGCACTTTAGCGAGTACCAGTTCTTTTATATGCTGTCTCGAAACCGTACAGATTCCGGTGTAAAGCCGTATGTACGAGCCACCTGCAACCCGGACGCAGACTCTTGGGTTGCTGAGTTCATTTCCTGGTGGATAAACCAAGAGACCGGCTACCCAATACCGGAACGGTCGGGAGTGATCCGCTGGATGGTGCGACTGAATGAGGTCGTTACCTGGTTTGACAGCAGGGAAGAGGCAGTGCAGGGTGCTATTGAGAACGGTGTCAAGCCGGAACAGGCTGAGACGATGCCTAAGAGCGTGACGTTCATTGCGAGTACGCTGCATGATAACAAAATTCTGATGAAGAATGACCCAGGGTATTTAGCCAACCTGCAGGCGATGGCTCTTGTGCAGAGAGAGCGACTACTGCATGGCAACTGGAAGATTAAAGCCGCCGCAGGTTTGATGTTCAAGCGAGTAAAGGTAAATATGCTGGAAGAGATACCGCCCGATGTTATCAAGTGGGCGAGAGGCTGGGACCTTGCGGCAACATCTGAGGACGAAAAGGGAGACCCGGCATACACAGCAGGCGTGCTGATCGGAAAGAGAAGAAACGGACGGTACATTGTGGCCGACGTTATCAATCGCCGGTTAAGTTCGTCCGATGTGAGAGAAATTATAAAGCAGACCTGCATAGCCGACAGGGCGAAATACGGAAGGGTAGCAACAAGACTTCCGCAGGACCCAGGCCAGGCAGGTAAAGACCAGGCACAGAGTTTTATGAAGCTCTTGGCTGGTTTTACTGTTAAGTGCATTCAAGAGTCCGGAGACAAGGTAACGAGAGCAGAACCGTTCTCAGCACAATGGTTAGGACTTGAAGGCATGGATAAAGGCAATGTCGACGTGCTGATTGCACCGTGGAACGAAGAGTATTTCAACGAGTGTGAGAACTTCCCACAGTCCAAATTCAAGGATATGGTGGATGCAAGTTCGTCAGCATTTACGGAGTTAGAGAGTGGTGCTACATACTCAGCGCCGCCTAAGGATAGCCAGTTAGGCAAGAGCAGTTATTGGAATAAGTGAGGTGAGAACAGATGGCTAACAAAGAAATCGGTCGCATAGGTCAGCGACGCTACGGAGGAACAATCTACGAAGAGTTCCTTCACGAACTGAGAGGCACACGAGGAATAGAGGTCTACCGTGAAATGTCTGAGAATGACGATGTGGTAGGTGCGATCCTCTTCGCTATCGAGATGCTGGTAAGACAGTGCGACTGGAATGTAGAGCCGGGAGGCGACACCGCAAAGGACAAAGAGGCTGCAGAGTTCGTAGAAAGCTGTATGCACGATATGCAGGACACCTGGACGGACACAATTTCGGAAATCTTATCTTTCCTCACTTACGGTTGGAGTTTCCACGAGATCGTGTATAAGCGCCGTATGGGAAATACGAAGAACCCAACCACGAAGAGTAAGTACACGGATGGTTTGATTGGATGGAAGAAGTTGCCTATCAGAGCGCAGGAAACGCTCTACAGATGGGAATACGACAATGAGGACAATCTGCTGGGAATGACTCAGATGCCGCCACCGGACTTCGGAACGTACACGATACCAATGAGTAAGGCATTGCTGTTCCGTACAAAGAGCAGGAAGAATAATCCGGAAGGGCGAAGTATTCTGAGAAATGCCTACCGATCCTGGTACTTCAAGAGACGAATCCAGGAGATTGAAGGTATCGGCATTGAGAGAGACCTTGCAGGACTCCCGGTAATGCACGGACCGGAAGGGTTAGACCTTTGGAACGATGATATTGAGGACAACAAGCAGACACGAATTGCGTTGGAAAATATGGTAAAGAGTATTCGCAGAGACGAGATGGAAGGTGTGGTACTTCCGGCAGGATATGAGTTGGAGCTGTTAAGTTCCGGCGGCACCCGACAGTTTGACACGAATGCGATCATCAACCGCTACGATACCCGAATTGCAATGACGGTACTGGCGGATTTTATTTTCTTAGGGCATTCAGAGACCGGTTCCTGGGCGTTGAGTTCCGATAAGACGGAGTTGTTCGCTATGGCAATCGGTGCATTCCTAGACATGATCTGCGAGACATTCAACAGCCAGGGCATCCCGCCGTTGATCGATATTAACGGTGAACATTTTGCAGGCATCACGGAGTACCCAAAGATGTCCCACGGCGACATTGCAGATGTGGACGTAACGAAGGTTGCGGCATTCATCAAGGATATGGCTGGCATCGGAATCTTAGTACCGGACGACGGACTGGAAGATTACATTCGCCAGGTCGGACACCTGCCGGAGAGGACAACGGACGACAGAACAGTAGACCAGCGGCGTAAGCAACAGGCGGAGCAGAACCAGCCACCGGAGCCTGAGACAGCCGCAGGAAGCGATGGAAACGACGAAGGCGAAGAAATCCCCGACAATGTGGCGGAAGCCGCTAAAAGGCGATTAGGAAGGAGCGGTGCAAATGGCAATAAGGTTCATACGACCAAAGCGAATACGCAAGGCAAAGACACCGGGCAGTCAAGAAGTCCTACGCAGACTTGAAGAGTACCTGCAGAGCGAATGTGACGAACCGGTTGAAATCCTATGCGGGTTTTGGCAGGATCAGCAAGACGCCATCACGTACCAGGAACTCCGAAAAGCAGTAGCGGACGGAAGCCTTAGTAAAGAGACGTTAGAGGCTTGGCAACAGGATTACTCAGTGCTTGTTGCCGAGAGATTGCAGTCAATGTGGACGCAGGCAATAGCAGCGGGACCAACCGGGCAACCAATCCTGGACGGTCTCGCTTTTGAGTTTAACACTCAGACACCTGGCGTTCTCGACTGGATCAGTGAAAGAGGAGCTGAGTTTGTCACCCGATGCACAGAAGAACAGAAGGACGCAATAGCGGCACTCCTGGAAAAGAAAATGAGAGAGAGCCATACAGTAGATGAACTGGCAAGGCTCATTCGTCCATGCATCGGTCTGACAGAGGGTGACGCAAGAGCAAACGCCAGGTATTATGACAATATCGTGGCTACGATGCGAAAAGAACATCCGAGAATGAAGATTGAGAGCATCCGCCGGAAGGCATTGGACGCTTCTCAGAAATATGCAGAGAAACAGCACCGGGCCAGGGCATTCACAGTCGCTCAGACCGAGAGTGCTTTTGCTTATAACCGTGGAGCCGATGAAGGCATACGCCAGGCACAGGGCGAAGGGTATCTTGGAACGATGGTAAAGAGATGGAGTACATCCGGAGACGATTCGGTGTGCGACATCTGCAATGCGCTGGAAGGTACCGAGGTAGATATGGACTCCGACTTTAATTTCAAAGGAAAGGTTCTGTTTGCAGGACAACACATGTTACCACCTGCACACCCGAGATGTTCCTGCGCTATCGAGTATATCGAAGTGGCTGCACCGAGAGGAAGGAAGTGAGAAAGTGAAGAAGTTCTCTGATTTCATCAAGAAGTCTGCAGAACCGCAGAAGAAAGAGCCTGCCAGCAATGTGATTAAAGGCAGGTTTAAGATTGCCAAGTCCGACGACGACAAGCACCTGGCATTTGGCTGGGCGAATGTGGCTATCCGTGCTGACGGAGAAGAGATTGAGGACTGGCAGGAGGACATCATCGAGCCGGAAGAGCTGGAAAACGCAGCATACCAGTATGTGTTACTCTATCGTGAAGGCGGAGAAATGCACGAAAGAGGCGGAGCTGCAGTCCTGGTTGAATCTGTGGTATTCACGGAAGAAAAAATGCAGGCAATGGGAATCCCGGCAGGCACTCTTCCGATTGGTTGGTGGATCGGCTTCAAAGTAACCGACGAGGATGTATGGGAAAAGGTTAAGGACGGCACATATCCGATGTTCTCAATCGAAGGAGAAGCCGAGAGAGTCGAAGTAGAAGATGAAAACACCTTGTAAAAATGGGGCGTATTGAGTTTTTCAGCAGTCTTAACCTTATAATTCCACATATGAGAGTGTAATAAGGGCATAGGTAGTTCACACTATGGAGACAAATCTAAGCAAAAAGAACAAATTGATAAAACAGATCAGCAAGGCATCCGATATGGTGCCTTTTTCTGATTTCCTGCTCGAATTTATGGACCGCTACGGTTTGAATAACCTGCGAGAGTCCACAGTAGAGCAGTTAGAAGAGTTTATCAGCAACAGAAACATCATTCCGTTATTAGGAGAGGCACCGCAAAGGTGTCTTTTTTAATATAAATCTTGCGGAAAGGAGGAAGCAAAGTGGCAACAAAGTTAAAAAATCTCAGAATCAGCAAGGTTGATTTTGTAGATGAAGGTGCAAATCCGGATGCTCACATTAAGCTAACAAAGAGTAAAGGCGAAAAGGGGCAGTCCACAGGAGAGAATGGCGATAAGAATGGTTTTGTCAGCCGATTGTTCGGTTTCATCGGCAAAAAGGCCGGCATGAACCAGGAAGAGATCGACAGTGCAGTAGAGGAAGTTCTGAAAGGCAACTCTGTTAGTTTCAACGAGCGTTTCAATGAAATCAAGAACAGAAAGATTGCTGATGAAATTTGGGATATATGCTACGCATTGCAGGCAAGCCTCTGTTCGATTCTGAATGACGAGGAGCTGGATAGCACCGGCGCAGCAACAGCGATGAATGAGAGCCTTGACGAGTTCACTGCAGTAGTGAAGGAAGCGATTAGCAACTGGTCCGGCGGAAAGGTAATCAACATCGTAAAGAGTGACGAGGTGACGGAGAGTGACCTGGCAATGATGAAGTCTGCGGCTGCAAGGCTGAATGACAACATCGAGAAGGCACAGACCGCCGCTGGAAAGCCTGCCGGAGAAGGAGACGATCCGGAGGTAGACACAGAGGACAAAAAGGACCAGGGCAAAAAGAAACAGTCGAAAGGAGACAACGAAGATATGAAGATCGACAAGAGCAAAATGACCCAGGCTGAGCTTCTCATTCTCGAAGATATTGAGAAGAGATACGGCGTGGCAGACGACCCGGCTCAGACAGAGCAGACTCCGGAGGGAAAACCTGCGGTAACAAAGTCTGTTGAGAAGCCTGAGCAGAACCAGGAAACACCTGCAGATGGCGAGGACATCTACAAGGGACTCAATCCTGCTGTTAAGGCAGAAATCGAAGCACTCAGAAAGTTCCGTGAGGATGCTGAGAACAGAGAACTTGAAGCCGTAGCAGGCAAGTATGAAATCATCGGCAAGAAGAAAGAGGAGCTTGTACCTATGCTCAAATCTCTCAGAGCTACCGGTGGAACTGCATACAACGATATGATCGCCGTTCTTGATGCCACCGTGGAAGCGGTCAACAAGTCCGGCGTTTTTTCCGAGGTAGGCAAGTCCGGCCATGGCTCTGTGCACGTAAGTGATGCAGAGGGCAAGATCGAAGGTATCGCCAAGAGCTATATGCAGAAAGAACCTTCCATGAGCTATACGGATGCGCTGGCTAAGGCTTGGGAAGATAACCCGGACCTTATGGACGCATACGACGCTGAGGAAGGATTTTAAGGAAGGAGGAAAAGACCATGGCAAAGAGAAACTTCAACGGCTCACAGATTAACCAGTCTGTGACAATCGCAGAGCAGGCCGGTGCTGCTATCGACGATGTGAGAAACCTCATTCTCAAATATGACGAGAATGGAGATGTAGTCGTAGCAACCGACGGCACAGCACCTATCGTAGGCATTGCAATTATTGAGGCAGGCTATAACGACATCTCCGGAGCAGAGTCCGGAAAGGTTGCAAAGGGCGACCAGGTAGATGTTCAGATTAAGGACATCGGCTACATTCTTGCTGGCGGAGCCATCAAGAAGGGCGAAGAGGTAACTGCAACCGCAGGAAAAGCAACAAAGGCAGCTGACGGAGATTATGTGATCGGCGTGGCACTTAGCAATGCGGCTGAGAATGACTACGTGAGAGTTCAGATTTCCAAGTATCAGAAGAACGCCGCAAAATAAAGAAGGAGGAAAATGGTAAATGAAAAGAACAGCAAAGAGCATCCAGGCAGACATTGCCAAGGGTGCTTTCAGACCACACACAGCGCTTTCTACTATGGCGCTGGCTTATTATCAGCAGGATTCAACAACCCTTGCAAAGAATATGTTCCCGGTTTGCCCGGTAGGGTTATCCTCTGACAACTACTATGTATTCGACAAAGAGGATCTGTTACGTGATAACTGGCAGAGAAAGCCTGCATACGGCAAGGTTGACCCTGCGGTAATCTCTGAACACACAGAGACCTATGCTTGCGCAGTAGATCAGATGATTATGGGTATCGACTCCATTCGTCAGACTGACCTTAACCGCCGCCAGGGACCTCGTACTGCGGACCCTCGCCAGCAGAGAACTAAGGTTATGGCAGCACAGGCAAACATCCACCAGGATTCGGATTTCTCCAAGTCCTTTATGAAGCAGGGAGTATGGGCGAATGAAGGACAGGGCAAGGATGATACAGCTGTTTCCGGAAATGAGTTCATTAAGTTCAGCAACGGCAACAGCGATCCTATTGCATTCTTCGATGCAAAGAAAACTGCCATGAGACAGGCAACCGGCCGTACTCCTAACAGATTAGGACTCGGTATCAACGTATTTAATGCGTTGAAGGTACACCCTGCAATCCTCGAGAGAGTGAAGTTTGGCGGTACAACTGCAAATCCTGCAAATGTTACCGAGAACGTGCTTGCACAGCTCTTCGGAGTTGACAGAATCGTTATCGATCAGACCGTGCAGAACAAAGCCGGTTTAGGCCAGGCTGCAAATATGCAGTTCATTGGCGATCCTAACTCATTCCTGTTAGCGTATGCAACAGATACACCTTCCATCGAGGAACCTTCTGCAGGTTACATCTTCACTTGGGACATGTTAGAGAACGGCATCTTACTTCCGGTACTCAACTACCAGGGTGAGGCCGGAACACATTCTGAGTTTGTCGAGGGTCTTATGGCTTACGACATGAAGAAAACTGCAGATGATCTTGCGTTCTTCGGTTACGACGCAGTGTAAGGAGGTTTCGCCATGAGATTAATTGCAAAGAAGCCTTGCAGTTATGGCGGTAAAAAATTCTTCATCGGGGATGAAATCCAGGCAGAACTCGTGGTAAACATCGAGAGAGAAGAAAAGCTCGGCGTAATCTCAATCGCAAATGACGAAGCAGGGGTACCGGAACAGTCCGGTGCCCTTTATTCGCAGGAGCAGGTAGACAAGATGATGGCCGATGCAGTCGCCAATGCAAGCAAAGGATTTACGCAGGAGCAGGTGGACGAGATGATCCAGTCTGCAGTCGCAGAGCTTAAACCGTTCGACTCCGACAATGCCGGTTTTACCGTGACAGTCAAGGGCGAGGGTGACAATGTGACGGCGGTTTCCTGCAGTGCAGAGGATATTCAGTCTGT